GTTTGTAATACTCTCTTAATAAAGTATCATTATCTACATTAGAATAGTCAGCATTTAATCTAACATAATCTTCTAATGTTCCACCTGTTTCTTTCATAAAGTCTACGACTTTTTCAATGTTCTCAGGTAGTTTAGCTATTTCTCTAGCCTCTTGAGGCGTTGGAGCAATAACTTTTTCTTCTAATTGTTCCCCTATTTGTTGTATTTCTTCTTCAATAACTTCTTCAATAGGTTTTACTTCTTCTTCTTCTTCTTTAATTTCAGAAACCGGGCTGGGCTCTGGTATTCGTTCGTCCACTTTAGGGCTATCTCCGGTTTGTTCTTCCACAACCACCTTCTTTGTTTTTCCGACTTGAATGGCATCTGTTTCTTTTTTAGGTTCTTCCTGTTTTTTAGATAAATCGACTTTAATAATGTTATTGTCTTTTTTGTCTAATTGTTTTGGCTTACGTTTAATTTTAAACGAGCCTTCTTGTTTTACTTGTTCTGACATAATATAATATAATAAAAATTAATAAATAATCTATTGAGGAGCAAATTCTTCAGTACCAAAACCACCTAATGTATCAAATCCCGATGATTCAAAGTTTTTAGGTAAACTGTCATTCTGTCTTTGATTTATCAACTCACTTTGTTGTGTAGCTTGTATTTTGGTTCTTTTATCTTTGCGATCTTCTATAAATTGTTCTTTTTCTCCTACTCCAGCATTTTGTTGCTGAGCTAATTGCAAATCGTATTGAAATTGTTCAGCCATAATTTGTTTTTTAATTAAAGCTTCTTGTTCCATTCTTTGTATTTCAAATTGAGACTTAGCTTGTTCAATTTGTATTTCTGTTTGAGCCAAGGCTTGTTGTTTTTCAACTTCATTCATAGCCGCTTGCTCAGCTGCTTTTGCATTAGCTTGAGCCTGAGCATCTATCATTGCTTTTTGATTAGCTTGATCTTCTTTCTTTTTCTGCTCTCTTTTAAGCTTTAGCATTTGATTTGCTAGCTTAATATTTTTTATTTGTCTAATATCTATAGCGTCTTCTAAATCAATACCTTGAGTTTGTAATGCAACTTGTATGTTTTGTTCTAATTGAGCTTTCTCTTCGTCGTCTGGTTCTAATTCTAAAAATATACCAAAATCATGCAAATTTAAATTTTGTATTTCATCTAAAGTTTCCACATTGTAAGTTGATATGCTTTGTCTTAAAGAATCTGCTGTTAAGGCAAAATTTAAAGCGTCCGCAACTCTTAAAGAAATATTTTCACAAGTTCTTAATGTAAGGTATAAACCGGAATCCAATATATGTTTAGTCGCAATATTTGAAGCATTAGCTGCCATTTTTTGCAAGCCAACTAAAGAGTCTTTATCAGGTTGACTACCATCTCTAGCTTCATTAAGCCCAGTAACATCCCTTATCATTTGTAAATAATACTGATAAGTATTGATTAATGATTGTATTTTACCATTAGCACTCGATGATTGTAATTCTTGAATAGGCACTTTACCTCTATTAGGATCTCCGTCTTGCGTAAGTGATCTACCAACTATAGATCCAGTTTGAAAATACATATTTAATGCTTCTTGTGGATTATAATTTGTTCCGTTACCTAAATCAACCTCAGCTAATCCATCAACGTCTACAAATACCCCGTCTGGAACCATACGTTGAATTACTTGTTGTAATTTTAACGATGTTAATTGTATCATGTCTGCAAAACTAGTACATCTACTAACTAAAGATTCTATACGACCTTGATATAAATTAGGCGCACAAATATTATAATTCATATTGACTTTAGTAGTGTCAGCGGTAGGTCTTGTCATATTTTCCGCAAGTTTCCATTCTAACATTTGTGGAACACCCATGACTTTTGCACCACTAAATAAAACTTCTATGCTTCTAGAAACCCTATCAAAATTATCACTTTCTGGTGGATTAAATGTGTCTGGCTTTTGTAATGTTTTTTCTAAACCACTATCAGTTTGTTTTATTTTAAAAACTTGATCAATAAATGTTTTGTATTCAAAAAATAATATTTGAACTAAATCATTATCATAATTAGGATTAGCTATATAACCATCACGACCAGGATATCTAACCATTTGTTCCATTTCTTTATCAGTAAGAGATGGAAATCTTTTTTTGATTTCAGCTAAAGTCATAGACTTTATTTCACAACATAATAAATATCTTCAAAATTAGGATCATTAGTGTATGAATAAACTAAGTTTGAAGGATCTACATATTCAACTATTACTCCATTAGCTTTATTAAAAGCTGTTTTAACAGCACCTATACCTATTGTAGTTATATCTTCAATAACTCTTTTTTTAGTTAAAGGATATTTATTATTGGCTAAAACTGTATTTATTACTTCTTCTTCAGCTATTTCAATACTTTGTTTATAGCTAAGCTGCATGTGTAGTTCTAATTCTTCTTTTGTTCTAGGTAGATCAGCCGCTGGAATATTTGAACTTGAAAAATCTTGACCTGTATTTTGTTTTGCTTGAGCTAAAAGATCTTGAGAATACATATCTTTTACAATATTAGAAGCATAATCTGTTCTAAGTTTTAAAGATTGAGGATCTTGAGAATAAGCTTTTATATCGTAATTTTTAGAAGCAATACCGTTAACTACTATATCTACAAATTTAGGTATAATAGGTACTGGCTTCCAGTCTAAATTTAAATAAGATAAATCACCATTAATAGATAATTCATCTTTATATTTTTGCACACTTTGTTCTCCTCTAGCGTATAATCTTAAGTTATGAAAATTTTGATAACCTGTATTCCATCTACTACCATTTACTCTACCACCTCTAAACCATTCATACTCAATAGCTTGCCCAACTAATAATCCATATTCTAATGTTTTCTTTTCCCCTTCAGATACCATCTGACTTGGAAACGCACTATTAATACCAGTGTTTAATTTCATCTATTAATTATTTTTGATTCATTGCCTCTATTGTCATATTTAGAAAAGTTTAAATTTACAGGTTCTTTTATAACTTCAGCAACGGGTCTATATTTATTTTTGTTACAAGCCATTATAGCTAATCCTGAACTTATTGAAGCATCATGCTTTGTTCGATTATTTATATCAAATGCTGACCAATCTTCCAGTGTTCTTTGAAAATACATTGTTCCGTATTGTTCATTATTGTAACCTACAAAATTTTCAATATAAGCTTCAATAGCCGCGGCATGCGCTTGTTTTATGTCTTCACTTGAATTAGGTATACCACCTATTTCTTTTTCAGTTACAGATAATTTATGCATTGTTTTATCTGGTCTATTCATTGCAAACTTTCTATAACCTCTACGCTTGAAATGATAAAGTAATCTAGGCTTGTTGTTCTCTGCAAGTATAGGCATACCATAAAAAACACAGGCCATTAAAACGTCTTCAAAAAATATTTCAGCAGTAGGTGGTCTAGATATATATTCTAAAAAGAATAAATTAGCTGGGGCATCTTCCATGCTAAACTTAGTTAAACCGTGCAAAGATCCTTTAGAACCTCTACCATCGACTGTTCCTGATATATCATAACTATCACAACCAAAAGCTCCCATATGGTCATTACCTGGAAACTTCATGTTATTTTTTATTAATATTCTATTTTGTTGAATTACATTAGGAACCCAAGATACCATGAACCTACCTTGTTTACTAGGAACAAACATAACGCTTGTATCTTTAATCCCATCTTCCCATTGAAAATTACCCTGAGTAACTACATTTGAATGTTTTAAATCTTCATTATAATCTATTTGTTCGTAAATTTTAGTAAGATTAAATAAAGATTGTTTAGTTTCATCTCTGAAAGCATGTTTCTCTGTACGCGGAAACTGTCTATATAGTTCATTAAGTGCATCAGGATCATCCTTAAGGCCATCTACTTCATTTTCCCAGTGTTCGATAACACCGATTTCAATTGGGTGGCCATCTGGGCCTTTCTTTTTTTCTGTGGGTGTCTCAAAGACAGGTAATCCATAAGAATCAATGTATCCCTCGTAGTTCCACTCCATAGGTATGAACAAGCTATATAATCCCGAGCTAGTCTGCCCATTGCGGTTTCTTCTGGTAACGTTTGAATCATCGTATAGTTTTTTGTAGTTTCTACCACCTTTATCTAAAGCATTTGATGTTGAACCCATCATACACTTACCAATAATTCTAGAACCTAATCGTAAACAAGTTTTTGTAACCCTCCAGTTGTTTAATATATTGTCAGGTCTTTCCCATTTACCAGATTCATCGTGTACTAATAACTTTAATTTTTCACCATCATAACTATTGTCTCCTGTATTCTTCCAATCAATAGTTGTATCTAATCCTTCTAATTCCTCTAACTGTTCGTTGTTGTCTATTTTACGTCTTGTAAACCTACTGGCTGGAACTCTGTAAGCAAGTTCTGTTTTTGGTCTATCCATACCGTCTTGAATAGGCTTGAAGAAAAATGGGTAGTTGACTGAAATTGGTACAATTTTATCGGTAAACATTTTCTTTGCATCAGACCCTGACTTTGAAAGGACACCGTATCTAGCATCACTAGAGATAGTGGCAAGATTGACAGTTTCGCCGGATGCCATGAATGAAAAACCAGACCGTCTGTTTTTGAGGTAACACATTCCGTAGCAGCGTATATCTGCTTTGCAAGCTTCCCAGAATATATAGAATAATCTGTTTGCTTCTCGAAAATCTGCTTGCCCAACATCAATCTTGGACCATTGCAAGTACATGTAATGAGTACCAGTAATATAAGTAGTTTTACCTTTATTAGTGAACCAATAACCTTCGTGGCGCCTCGCAAACTCTCTATCAATATACTCATACCATTTTTCTTTAAAATCATCTGGATATTGCTTCCAGTCAAATATTGTTTTAATATTTTTTAATATCTTAGGATATTCGTGGGTTTGCCATTGGTTAGCCTCTGTAAAAACATTTTTTTCTTTTGGTAATGCTATTTTAAGGTTTTGTATTTCATATACTTCACCTATTTGACCTGTTTTAGATATTACAATAACATCATATTCTTTATTGTAGCCATATGCCCACTTTTTAGATTTATTTAATCTTTTTATAGCTTGTGGTTTTATGTGATCAATTACTTTATATAAAGTTTGCTCGTACATTATTTAGATCTTCTTTCTGCAAAACCTCCAAAAGCTTTAACTTTAACCTCTTCTTTTGGTTTTTCATTTAACATATCCTCTTCTTCTTTAATACGATTAAGTATTTCAAAAGCATCAAATATAGCTAGCTTTTTAGTAGCTGCAGCATTTTTTAATCTATCAGCCGATACGTCATCATCAGAATCTATTATAGCTTCTTTTGCTACTTTAATAAGTTCCTCAACTGCTATGTGCCCAGCGTGGATTATATTCTTCTTCGTTTCCTTGATGTTCATGTTTAATTACAATATCATTAGATTTCATACAATAAAGACGTTTGCCGTCAACGACAAAGTCATATTCTCCGTTAGGTTTGTAACCAACTAGATCTCCCTTGTTGATTCCTAGCACTTCTAACGCACTATTACCATATTTTAATACACCAATAAGATATTGCTCTTGATCAGACACTGTATTGTCATTACTTTTAATAGGACTCACAAAACATCTATCATTAATAGTTTTCCATTTGTCTTCTTTTTTATATAAATACACTTGATCTAATTGAACAAAATATAAACCGTCTTTGAAATAAGACTTACTATTTTTTTCTTCACCCCTCATATTGTACCATCTTCTAAATACATTGTGATGAATCATTATTATATCACCTTTTTTAATATCAGTTTTAAATGATAAAGGCACTTCAATAACTTTAGCTATATTGTTTACGGACTTAAAAGTTTCTACTTGAGTATTAATTATAAGGCTTTTGTCACCTACTTTAACTTTATTACTATACCGTTCACCAACAGGTTCAACGATAAAATCAAATAAACTTTTCACTAATATTCTAAATCATACTCAACTGATATTGCCATGTTAGAATTAAACTTCTTCCACGGCAATATTTCGTCTTGTTTTTTGATAAAAATATTATAAGAATTATCTTCTACATCAGAAAGTATATGTGAGATTGTGTGACCACCATATACTAACTGCCCTAGCGAATAGTGCATAGCATCAGTTTTATAGTCAGAACCAATACTTATCTTTCTAATTACAGATGACATTATTTCTTATCCTCTTCTTTTTCAATTGAAGTAAAGCTTCCATCTTCCAAGTTAATGTTGATAGATCCGTACTCTTCTTCTAACTCTTTTTTAAAATCTTCAGTTTGTTTGTTAACTTCTCCAAACTTTCCTAATACTTGGGCTTTTTGGGCTTCTAAGAAACCAACTTCATTTAAGATCTTGTTAAGTTCTTTCTGAAAGCCTTGAATCTTTTCTAGTTGGTCTTTGGTAATTAATTGTTTTGCATCGCTCATTTTAATAAAATTTAATTATTTGCCTATTGATTTAAATTTTTCTGCACCACGTGAACCGAAATAGGCAACATAAACGGTTATAAGTAGTGATTTTAAAAGGTCTATCCAACCGGTATCTATACCAAATGATATATCAAACCCATCTAATAGAATAAAAATTACAAGTGATATTGTTAGAAATATCAATGTCATTGGTCTTGTGTTTTTTGAAAGCCATGAATCTGATTTCATATCGCTTTCCCAACGCTTTGAAATTTCTTGTAATTCTATAGTGTCTTGCTCTAATAATTTAAGAGCTGTTTCTTTATCTTGTGGTGTTAAGTCCTGATCTTTGTCTATTAGGTTTTTAACCATACCTAGTGCACCTTGATCAGGCAATATATTACTAATCACATTTATAATACCCGATTTACCTAGTAAGAATTTACCAACTTTTGTATCTTTAAATTTCTTTTTTGGTTGTGACATAATTATCCAGCTTTATATGC